TCATCTCCGTTAAAGTATCCCCAACGAGCCTCACCCTCAGTCGGTATATCAGGTATTCTAATGCCAACACCAGCCTCAGCTGAATAACCCGGGGTGTAACGACCATACTCTGCTGTAGCCAACTCAATCATGGAATCAGGAGTTGTACCTGTCTCCAAAACCAGTTCACCCGTACTAGAATCAGGGTTCTGTGCAACATTTGCGCTTCCGGTTGTAGTTATTTCATCACGGACAACCGATGTGCCGAAAGTAGAGGAAATATCCAGTACAGTGGTTCGTTCAATCGTTGCAAGATCTCCGAACAAAGAGGATGGTTCACCAATCTTCAATCCTTGACTGTTAAAATCGGTTCCTACACGGATAAAATTATTTGCTAAAGTATTTGTATCAACATATTCTGCTCCGTCAAGCGATAACTGTGTTTTAGCAGTTCCAATAATCATTACATCGCTGGCAGCGTTTCCATTGTTTTCAAACTTGAACCGGAAACCATCAAGATTAGCTTCTGCCTTGAAAAACGCAAATCCTTTCTCAGCGTTTTCAGTTCCGTACTCTCTAACTGCAAAACCATCAACCACTGGTGTTGTAGCCTGAACATTCTCCGTGTACTCAAATCTTACGCCGTCCGCTGCACCTACTTGATCGGATGCAACAAACACTTCTAATGACGCCCATCCATCCGTATCAAACCAGTCGCTTGTAAATGTTTCATTAGGTGCAAGACTAACAGTTGTAGTGAATAGTTCTCCGGTTGCTTTCTGCCCTACTATATCACCGTCCGGTTGTTCGCCGTGATTCTGGTTTATTGTAGGATTGGCTATAGTACTGCCGTGACCGTCTTCTTGTCTTGGAGTATCTAAAGTAGTGTTTGTTGTTTCTATGTCGTCCTCAATGTTGAACTGGTTGGCGATAACCGTATCAAGTTTGGATTCTAACTCATCCACGTTCAAATTAATGGTTTCAGCATCAACTTCCAGGTCTTGAAGCTCGCTGACTACATCTACTATTCTATCCGCTGTATCCATTTGTGCTTTCCAAGCATTCCACTGGTCTATGAATTCGTATCCTAAGTAGCTGTCATCTCCCATTCAATTATTCACCTCCGTGATTTGATTCGCTTACTGAGTCTATCGGTACTAGGTCTGTTCGACAACGACACATAATCCCATATTTACTTGAACCCGGAAAGTTTTCTTTTACTGTGCCCTTCGCTCGTTCATAAGGAACCATAAACGATTCACTTGGACGCTTCCAAGTTCCATCCATCTCCGAATGACTAGGCCGTGTCCTGTTATCATCCACTGCATTCCAAACCTCTACAAACTTATCAGAGTGCTGTTCTGCGAAAGCATTCCGGCTTTCACCTGTCGCACGCTGCAGTTGGTCACGGGCAATACGCTCCGCCTGATAATCAGAAAGATCCTCAGCCTTCTCCTGCAAATTCTCCTGTATCTCCTGAGTGCTTTGACCTTGCTGCCAGCCCTCAGCTACAGTATTCCTTATATCCTCCTCCATCCGCTGACTAAAGTTCTGCACAAAACCAAGATCTCTTTCTCTTATCTGTTTTTCTACCTCATCAATATCCGCAGAATCATTTATCTGATCCTGTAAGGCTGTTACCGCAATACTTGTAGACTGGTCACCGATAACCTGTTCAATCGTTTCAGTCAATGCCGCATCCTTAATCAAATCATTCAAAACCCGTCTAAGTTCAGCGCTATTCTTCTGCGTTGTATCGTGTTCTTCCATCTCCGCAAAACGATTCACTAACTGGTTAAAACGATCATCCTGAAAAATCCTTTTCAACGACTCGTTTATCGGTTCTTGTAATTCCTGTTTAAACTGTTCGACATGCCGAGGCTGAAAATCATACTTAAAATACTCTTCATCACTACGCAACGGCTCATCATCCTCTTTACTTAGAAAACTGTTGTAACAACTTTTACTGCAGAACCGTTTATTATCACTTTTAGTTATTGAATCACCGCATTGCTCACATTCCTTATTCGTAGTAACGGTTTCCTCGGCTTTTTCAATTTGTTTCTCAGTTGGTTCCTCACCCTGTTTTAACTCAGCCTGCAGACTTCCACATACCTGCTCCGCAGTCTCCTCATCATAACCTTGCTCATCCTGCATCTGGGTTACACAACCCTCAAAGCTTTCCCAAGGACCAAACGGCTTACCAACATCGTCTTTACCATCTTCTTTTTCTTTCTGTGTGGACTGTGCAATTTGATCAAACGGACTTTCCGACTCTTCCGTTACATCATCCTTAAAACCATCCTCGGTTTCATCCTCCAACTCTTCATAACCCAGTTGTTGTCGGGCCTCATTCCGTGTAATCAAATTATTCTGGAACTCATCACTGATCGAAGACTTCTGATTCTCACTAGTACCAGGGACAAACTCAAAACGCAGATCCTTGTTGAAATGCGGTTTAACAATATTCTGTGTAATCCAACGCTCAAAATCCTGCAAGTGCGGACCAAGAGTATTCGACTCGAAGTTGTCACGCTCGCCTTCAAACGTACTCCGGTTAACCTCTTCCGGTTTCAAACCAACCACACTCATAGGTACTTGGAACTCACTGGCAATGATTTTCGCATACCATTTCTCTCTTTCAGTCATCTCCATATCCTTCCAATTACTAGCCATTTGAACCCATTCAGCTTCCGGATCACTAACATGCAGAATACCGCCTTGACGACCTCTCTCACCTTGCGCCTCATCCTGGAGCTGACCGAGCTCATTAATATCGCCGTTACTTTTTATCATACCATTAGGAAAAGCTCCTCTACTCCAGTAATCCTGCTCCTGATCCAACGTCATATCAAGCAGCATTAAAATATCTCGGACAGCCAATGTCGGCGGTAAACCATACCGTCTATTACTTCTCGGATTCAAATCCTTCCAAGCCAGTTCCTCACGTTTAAACTGGATCGGCTTAGTTCTCCGAGCACCACCACGACCAACAACACTATTACTTCTCTGGCTTACATTTCGGTCATACTGCCAATAACCCTTTACAATCCCTGTCTTACCCTGGTAATCTTTCGTAAAAGTAGCTGGATCACTAACCGTTATCGCCTGAAGATCCGGGTTCTGACTTACTAATGTATTGCCGTCCTCACCGCCGTAATCACTTTCTGAAAATGCTTTCGGAGCTGCCATCGAACCTATTTCTAAACGATCAGCAGCTAGTTGTTCAAGGAAACTGGAGAAATTATCATCCGGATTTGGTTGTTCAAGGAAACGTGTTGCAGCTTTCGCATCTAGATCGTTGGCTTGTTTACCTGTCTTACCTTTCGCCACACGCTGAAACGGATTCAAGCTTTTTGCTACTTCCGGGTTATCATCTTCCACTATTTGCCAAGGAGTATTAGCCATTTCCGTGGTCATCGTATTAACAAGCATCTGCACCCACGCATCATCCTGCGCTAATTGTCTTAACTGCACCGGGTTGAAATCCCAGCTTACACCTTTAACCGGGTCAAACAACCATTCGTACTTAGATTTGTATTGTGGGCTGTCCGGATCTTGTTTACTGACTTGGTAGAAACTGGCGTTACCTTGACCTCTCATATTCTGCATTACTGACTGCATTGTCTGTGGGTATTGCTGAATCCCTCTCTGTGAAGTATTCTTTAAGTAGCCTTTCTGACGCAGTCTTTTTTTAATGTAAGAAACAGGTTTACCCGTCAAATCCATAACGTATATTGTTTAACCAGTGTTTTTCAAACCATTGGATAACCAACGGATTAAAATCTATTTTATCTCAGTTATGTAATAGGTTCTGCCGATAAGCAAAAGCATGAATATTATCGTAATTGCATAAGCGTGAGGATGATATTCTGTTGGCACTAAATCAATCTTATTAGAACTTTCAGATCTGCTTGCTGTTCTCAACATGTTATTCATTACTTCTATTCCTAAAGCTGACATTATTCTTCCACCTCTTCCCTAAATACCAAGTTTAAGTATTTTCTATGCACCAATCCAAAAAACGGGATGCTGGCAAACATGTCTATAAGGATGTATAGACGTGTAAATTTCAATATAATTTTTTGAAGTCTTCTAGATACTTCTAAAGAATCTTTCAGTCTTTGAATAATCATACTTTGCACTCGTTGCATCGATGACTTAAAGTGATTTTGTTGTATTCCTTGATCGGGAAACCGGCCTGGATCAAACCATGCTCATCCTTGTAATCTAAAGGACTACCGTGATTCATACCGCGCCGCTCCATCTCCTCGACAACCTGTTTATGTCGGCTGACAAGCTCGGTTGTATCTACTTGCGCCAGCCTGTAATGTCCTTCAAGAATAGCCTTGCCATGCGGATGGTTCTCGATTGTACCAGCTTCTTGATGTAGTTCTTTATGGATTCCTAGTAGGTGTTGATCGCAGAGTTGTTTGATCGGTATTCCTAGCCACATATTAGTCATTTTAGTTTCTATCCTCTATTACTACATTAGGTTACATGATTTATAAACATTTACATTAACTTAGATGTTGTACTTCCGACCACCAGAACCAAACGGAGACTTCACACGCTTAACCTCACCACTAGACTGATTCTCCACACCCTGACACATATACCTAACAACATCCATAGCATGATCACTAACATTCGTACCACCAATATCCTCCTTCTGATAAGTCACAAACTCATCAACCGTATTCTCACACTCCTCAGCCACAAAAACACCGTTTTTAGCAATCCGGTTCCGAACACTATCAATACCAGCATCAATCGACTTACTAGCCTTCTCAGCCCGATGACTAGTACGCCGATTAAACTTCCGGATATGATCAGGCTCATGCTCACAGAAAATCCTGCCACGCGGTTTTTCTTTCACCCAGTTAATCGCATCCTCAACAAACTTTTCCGACTCATAGAACTCATCCAAGATAAGAATACTTCCGTCATGGCCGATAGCCGCCTCCAAAACAACTCTTTCATCATCCCAACCAGCATCATAACCATAAACACGCCTCTTATTCGAATCAACCATCTCCATCAACTCACTCCGGGGCTTAACATGAGTTTCACGTGTAAAATCAGGGTAAACACGTCCCTCAACATCACCGAACTCACCATGCAAAGCCATACCCTCATTCGTACCACCCATATAACGCCGCTTAAGTCTTTCAAGCGCATCCTTACTAAGAAACGGGTTGTTCTCCGTACTGGCTTTAACCACTTTAATACTGTTATTAATCGTGTCACCGGTTTTCGGCCACTTACGCTCCTCCAAAAATGTTTGAAGCGGACCAGTCTTACCAGTAGTCGTCCACAACATAGAACCCGGCGCCCCTCTATCCATACGTTCTAACAAAGTAGAAACAACACCATGCAACTTGTTTTTGTAGTTACCAGGTTCGTCAATCCAAGCACCGTTAAAACTTCCGCCCTCATAACGATCACTTTGATCGGCTCCAGCCAGTACAATAGTCGAACCATTATTGAATGTAAGAGTTTTATCCAGTTTCGTCCAATGCCTTACAATCGGACTGTTTTCAGGGTCACCGCCTTCAAACGGGTTAACATTCTCACCGGGGATCGCCATATCAAACAATACGTTGTAAGTGGTTTGCTTCCCGATATTGTAGTTAACCGCCATCGCCAACCACTTTGACTTGTCTCTTAAAAGGGCTTGTTTAACAATAAAACGACTCCCACTAACACTTTTACCGCTCCGGTATCCGCCTTGGAACACGGTAATATCAAAGTCTCCGCTGCTGGCGTATTGCATTGCTAGTTTCTGTTTTTTCCAGAAACGCCAGTCAAAATGGGTTTCGGCCATTATCCTTTTTCTATTTCGTTGATTATGTCTTTGTGGCGTTTACTCATATCTTTTTTCTCAGTGTTTTCACCGATCCCTAACAACTGCTTTACTTTCTCAACTGTTTCATTCACTGGTTTCAACCTCTTTTTCCTCCGGCTCCACCTTCAAAGACTCATCCTCATAAATCACAACCACGTGATCCATTGACTGACGAGTACCTCTAAACTCAAAATCATACTCCTCGTTTCTAAGATCGGATACCGGATACAAAGTTAGCGACCACACTAGAACTGGTATCCTCCGCATCAAGGAAAACCTGCTCCACTCCCTTACCCTCATCCAACGTTGTCTTCATAAAACGCATACCACTCTGTAACGTGGCCTCCGCAACCCGTTCCAACACGGTTCGGACTGCTTCGCTCTCCGCCTCAGTAACGTAGTCAATGCTTAAACTGTTTTTGGAATCAAGTTTGTAACCTTCTGTTTCTTCCGCGTACTTTTTAGTTTTCATAATTCTCAAATCCTTCCATGCTTGTGGTTTTACATTTCTCAATCAAGTAATCAACCTTTCTCTCCAACTCAGACTTACTACGTTCATTACTTTCTTTACCTATGTCGGTTGTATCGGTTGGAACAGTTTGAGGATGTTCATCTTTTTCAGTTCGACTATCTTCCTGCCGACTGGATAACTCGCCGTCAATATTGTCGATCGCTGTCTGCCGACTTTCTTTTTCTCGTAACTCTTCTAGTTCTGTTTTACTCAGGTTTTCAAGTTCATCCTTTTGCTCGGCGACCGTTAGGTCAAGTAATTCATCTAATTCCATAAATATACACTTTTTAAGTATTGTATTCGTTTAAGAGTTACTCCTCTTCTTCAGTCATTTACAACTCACCTGCTCCGTATCCTTCTAATACAATATCTTCCTCCATTAATTCGTTAGTGATTTTAGCAGAACATTGTTTTACTCCACCACCTTCTTTTTTTATTATACATTCCTGAACTTCTACATCAAAATAGTCTAGAAATCCGAACTCTTTTTCTCGCAGTGCTAACTCATTTAGATCTCTATCAATTACAATTCTATAATCTTTAGGAAAGCCGTAATTGTTTCTAAATGATAGTTGTGTTACTTTGTCTATAATATCTTGGATAATATCATAGTGTACTTCTGACTTATCTATTACTTTACTCATTTTCAATCCCTGTTTAGGTTCAAAATCAGTCATATTATTCCTTTTTCCTCCACAATCTATCAGTCGGCACCAATTCAATCGTATCACGTTCCGTAACCCGTGTAAAATAATAAACATCAGATTCACTCAACAAGTTCCGGGCCTCCAGGATTTTTTCAACCGGATCATTATTCAAATAAATGTTGTAGCCGCCTCGATCACTACGGGCCGTCAAATTATAGTTCTTCCGGTAACCTAGTTCTCTGGCTTTGTCACTTAGCGCTCTTGATGGATGGCCGTAACCGTACTCGTGGGCTATTTCTTTCATTTGTTTGCCCGATTCTAATTCTTTCTTTAGTTCGTCTTTGGTTATCTTTGGTTGTTTGCTCATAGTATTTCTATCTCCCAATTGATAATATTTGCATCCACTTTATTCATCACCGTGTTTCTCCTCCAGATATTCTAATATATCATCTGGAATTTGCCAGGTGAACTCGTATTGAAGCTCTCTTATCTCAGCTTTGTGAAAACAACATACCTCTCTATTTTTATGGTTGCAATTATCGCAGTTCATCACCATATCCTGCATGTGATTTACAGCCTCTACTTTCTCAACATTTCCATATTTCATTCTTCACCACCTTTCTCAGTATTAGCTCCTGATTTTTCTCGATCTGAAAACATGCATTCCTCTAAATCTGCTTTACTTGAATTAATGATTCTGTCATGAGTATTGCATCTAAACCAGTAGCTCTTAGACTCAACTACTTTCTTTTCGTTATCTGTGTTTCTTAATACATGATGAGATTTTTCGTTAGTTTGCTCTATATCACAACTCAGAGTCATCACCTTCAGCGTTTTCCAGATCTAGGTTTTTACAGTCACAGTTCTTCGCTTCCTCTACAGTGTCAAACGATTCGCCGCACCCCCCGCAGTCAGCTTTAGCATTTTTCTGTTCGTTATCTTCCTTGATTTGGTGGAACTTGTTGATGATTTCAGCCATTGCTTCTCCGTTCTCTATCTTCGGCGCTTTCTCATAAAGAAATCTTACAAATTCCTGATCTCTATTCTTAACATCTTGTCGCCGCACCAGTTCATTAACTACGTGTCTTTCAGATTCTCTAAAGTAGTGTAAGTCGTGGTGTTCTTCTACGTTAAAATCTTCTTCTGAAAAGTAGATGCCGGAAACAAAAGGCTCTATCTCATTCTCTACATAGACTCCGGCAGTTGGTAGCTCTTTACTCATCGGAAAACACCTCTCGCAGCTCATCCAAATTATCCGCTTGGTCGATGATCTCGTTGATTGTAGAAATAGAGAAAAGCCGCTGTTCAAAACTATAATCCACACTATCTCTAATTCCATAAATAGTTGTGGACTTATCTTTCAATCTTACAGCTTTAGGTTTCTCTCTTTGCATAATTTCTGTGGATTTCTTAACTAAAGCTGCGTCTGGCTCCGGTTTTGGCGGCTCCACACCATTGCCTGACTTCGGATTCCCATGGTCGGCAACACCCGTTTCATGTTCTTCTTTTGGCTGCGAAGTTGTGGAGCTATCGCCACCGCTTTTCCATTCAATACTAAGTTGTACTCTAGACTCTTCTTCATCTTCGCCTACAGGAGCTCTAACTTCAGAATGGTTTATCTGATAGCCTTTATCTCTCAAAGCATCAAGACCTTCTTTTACGAAGTATCTTGCCTCTACAACATATCCGTATTTGCTGTTGGCAAATCCTTCTGCTATACTATGAGTTCCTTCTACTGAGTTGTTGTATATTTGTACTATCTTGTCTCCTTCCCATTCTTCTTGGTCGTTGCTGTCAGTCATTACCGTTCACCTCTTCTAAAGCTTGTTTCCGCCCTATTAGAATTAGCTCTTCATGCTCGTGATCCTCCTCACTCATATGATAAGGACAGTTTTCACAGTTACAGTTTCGGACTTCTTCAAGAGCCTTCTTTGTTGCTTCCAGCCTAAATTCAATATCAGTCAAGACCAGTCACCTCCGTTCATTTCCTGCATTTTCTCTTTCAACAGATCAGCATAAGTGCCATCATACAGTTCGATTTCAAGATGTACTATCACCTCATCTATTTTCGTATCTTTGAACTGTCCATCAGCATCTCGTGCATCCTCAAGTTTTTCTTTAATCGCTTCTAGGAATTGTTCAGATGTCATTCGGTTCGATCACCAGGTGTTGTCTTGGAATCTGATTTTACTGCCCGAATTCTATCCATGATTTCTGTGTGCGCTGTTGCTCTATCGTAGGTTGAGTTTTCGCCAAGTGTGTAAGCATCATGGATAATATTGGAGATTTCCTCTTCCTTCAGTTCGTAGCTCATTCTGTATCACCGTTTTTCTTGTTGGTTTCAATTATTTTTTTCATCGACTATCATACACCACTAAATTCAAAACCGGTATAGTCGAAACCCGATTTCTCAGTAAAACAAGGGTTCGACCAAATACGTACATTCCAATTGCAGCACCGACGAAATACCAGCCAGGATTCACACTTTTTCACCTTCTGGTTTACCGAACTCTAAATCATCCGCTATAAAACTGATATGCTGCCTGTTCTCTTTAGCATACTTGTAGGTTTTATGGTTGCAGTCC